ATCAAAAATTGTATTTCCAAAGGTTTGTTGATAGGCAAGTCTTGCATATACAAGGTGAAATACATTCCTCCACCATCTGCCGAAAGCTTTGTTCCAACATCATCAAAAGGAATCAATATTTCTTTTGTAAACGGATCTATAAGTCTCCAATACATTTTTGGAAACACTTTTGGTTGAGCTTTATAAGGAAAGTAAAAGCTTTTAAGAGTTGGATCATAATCGTATACAAAAACTTGCAACGTTGTTGATTGGTTGTTTGGATAGTTTTCTTCTAGGTTGGTGATGTTAACACCATAGTTTTGAGTGTTGACTATGGTGTTACGTCCTTGGAGCTGACGAAGGGTTATAGATGACCCTGTAGCGAATATAAAGGTATTATCCAACGACTTCCACACGCTTTCAAACTCAACGGTCTTGTCTGACTTAAGAACCCCAGATAAGCCTGCTATATTGAAAGGAATAAACACATCGGCATAATAACTTCCTGTTTGGAATATTCCACCAAAACTAATCTGAGAACCAGTAAAGCTTTGAGAAAAGTAGTTCCAACTTGCAGACAAATAGTTTATCGACATTGAGTGACTGAAACTATATGTTGTTGCAGTAACGTATACGCTCTTGCTGGCTATTAGCTCTAGGATGATGCTGCCAGAACCAGATACTTCGGTGCTGCCAGATATAAAGTTTGTTGGAACACCAAATGGTGAATAGTAGTATCCTATTTTGTTGTTGTAATCAAAAAACGAACTTGCTTGGTTGTCGAAAAAGCTATCGTTATATTTTACAACAAGCGCAGGATGTAGGTTTGTGTTTCTGGATTGTCTTGTGGAAAATCGTTTAACAAATCTTGTAACCGCATCGGTTTCTTGTGAACCAGAAAAACTTAATCTAAAACCATAATCTGGTATACCACCATTGAGGGTTGCAGAAACCGCTGTGGTTACATCGATTAACAAGTCTTCATCGCCTCTGGCAAAGCTTTGAGAAAAGCCTAGTGGAACACTACCAATAAGAGAGGAAGAAAGATAATAGTCTGCGTTATTATCTGTTACATCTGATCCGTATCCTACTCCACCACTTGTCCATGTTACAATGGTTGGATTAATCGAAGCGGTAAACCAGTTCACAGCATCTAAGTCACGATAGCCAATAACGTCGTTACCACGACCTTCTTCCCAATCTTTTGCTAGTGGATAAAGAATAAGCGTGTAGTTTGATGGAACGGTTTGTCCACCGTACACGTTTTTCATTGACACATAGCATTTAAAGCTTGGATCGTTGATGTTAAGAATAGAGCCTGTAAGAGCACGAAGTTCGTTTAAATCAAAGTGAACAAGACCACGGGATAACTCGACACCAGATGTACCGCTTGGAACGGTGGTAACGTTGTATAGCTTGAACAAGTCTATAGTTCCAGCTTGCCCTACATTTGCATCTGTAGAAGCTGAAGCATTAGGGCGTGTGCTAAGAATGATTTTGTTGGTTACGTAGCTATCTTTGTCAGCTTTAAGAATACGATACATAGTTTTTCCACTATGATCTAAATAGCTGCTTTATATAAATCTAGAGAAGTAAGGAGATAGTATTAGAGAGGGGACGTTTTACAAATCAAGAAGAAATTCTTCCGATAAGGTCTGAGTTGAGAAATTTAATTTCAAACATTCCTCCTGGTGGTGGAATAAGAATTGAATTGTTGATTAAGTTTGTTGTGATATCATAGCGAACATCACTATACACACGATCACCAACTGTTCCAGTGATGTTTGTTGCCGTGATTCCTCTAACACCCAACACACCAACGTTGTTATAGATAATGTTTCTTACGTCGTCTAAAATCAATGGTTGATCCATTTGAAAGTTTCCAACGTTGAAGTATTTGATAAGTTTGCTTTGTACGTTTTGTAGCACTAGTTGACGGCTATATGTTGGATCAACTGTTATGTCATAGTTGATTTGCAAGTTAACAATACGACCATCCAAAATATCAATAGCATCAGAAATCATACGATATTGATTGAGGTATACCGCTATGTTCTTTTTAAGCAAGTCTGGAGCTAGTATTAGTTGGTTTAAACTGTTACGGCACAAGATATAAAGCAACGCACTGTTTGGGTTATCAGGGTTATTTTTTATTGAAGCACGATATACACGGCCAAAGTTTGCTGGCAAAGAATACAGTCTTGCAATCAAATCTTCTTTACTTACGATTCTTGATTGTGATGCTCTGGCACTTGGGATTTGAATACGAAGCTCATCTAGAGTTGGAGCATCAGCACCACCAGCACCAGCGAGATTATTGTTTGCGTCAACAGAAGCCCTAACATCTGAAGCTATCGTTGTTGATGGATTTTTTGGAAATTCAGTAATCAATGTTGCAACGCCTACAATGCTTCTTGGTGGTATATTATGGCTTAAACCTCATCCAGCACGATAAGTTACTGTTATTGTTACATTTGGAGCTATAGCTCCCAAAGTTGATGTTCTCAAAAGATTATTTGGATCTATTGTGAATCTAGAAAAATTTTTGCGTCCATATAATGGCAAAGCGGCTTCTGAAGGATCTGGTATAAGATCATCATTCATCGTTTGTCCAGAACCACCACCAAAAGTTAACGTTGTTAAACGACTTGCAAGAGCTGTTGTACGATAATATCTGAATGGAGCTGGTTGAATCTCCAAGTTTGCTTCAACGTATTGTTCATTTGGAGCAGCAGTTGAAGCAGGATTTCTGTTTCTTACAGATTTAAAAACTGTGTCTTGTGTTAGATAATCAACTTCGTAATAATTGTTGCCATCACTGTCAACAACTGAAATAATATCGGTTACATCTCGATTTCCGAGAGTGTAAGTTTTAAATGGTTCAAAACCGTTAACAGTAAATGATTCAACTGTTGTAATGCTGCTTAAACAGTCTGCTGTCGCAGAGAAAATGAAGTTGGTGGGATTGTTGTTATTATCAACATCACCACGAACATAACTTATACCAGCACCCGGTGTTCCATCGCTTTTTGTAACAGTGAAATCTAAATCCTCAATAAGCTGAAAGTTAATAGATAAATTTGAATTAACTACGGTTCCTTCTTTTATTATAGGAAGAGCGTCTTTGTTATAAGAACCATTAGTACCAGCAGGTATACGAATATAGAATGTAATAGGACAAACTGCTGGTGCCGCACCAACAATTTTCACACCAGATTCTCTTAATAATTTTTCAAGATTTTTTGATTCAACAGCCGTTTCAGCATTTAATTCACCAAACTGATGATCTAGGTAAAAGCTTTGAACGTCACCAATGTAAGACGCTAATTCAAGTAGCAAACCACCAAACCCGTTTGCAGAAAAATCTTGTATACGATCTGGAAAATATATGCGTGCATATTCTTCTAAATCTGCACGAAAACTATCGAAATCTTTATTAAGATATTTTCTTTCTTTGATAACTTCTACGATTGTTCTTCTGGTGTCAATTGGCATTATAATTTACCTTATCTTAGATATGAAATATTTTAAGTTATCGCAAAAGTTATTTGTAAACGTGATGTTGGTATCGATGCTCTTGGTATGCTGTAATCTATTGTTATAACAACAAAACCTAAGCCTGGACTGGTTGTATATGATTGTTGAGAACTATCAAAACCTTCCAACTCAACATAAGGCATCCATTTGCCAACAGCATTAGAAATTCGTTGCATCACTGTATCATCGAATGAACCTTTGCCTAATTCGTATTCTGTAACCAAAGGTCCAATATTAGCGCCATAGTCATACAAAGCCAATCTTTCACCCCAATTTGTCATAATCAAATCACGAAGATTGTTCTTCATGGTATTACCAACAGTATAATGCATACCAAGTAAACCTTCGTTATTTTCACCAAACCGTAAAGGAGTTATGATTCCTATGGGTTTTGGTGTGGGAGCTATAGCTGTCTGTTGGGTAGTTAATTCAGCAGATGTAATTCCAACACTTTTAAAGCTTCTCATGTTCTATAACTATAAACCAAATAATCTACGATAAGATTCATATGAAGAAGCTTCTGTTGATTTTTCTGTTGCCTGCCATTCCGCAGTTGCTAAGTTTGCTGCTGGTTGAACGGGTAAGTTTGCTGCTGGTTGAACGGGTAAGTTTGCTGTTGTTTGTCCTTGCGCAGTTTGACCTCTCAAAGCTGCTTCTGTATCAGTACCAGCAATATTAGGATTAGAAGCTGCTGTTGCAGTTCGTGCAACAAACTGCTCGAACGTTATTCCAGTCTCACCAGAAGACATTTCAGAACTTGTTGGGATATTTCTATTTAGATTGTTTAAAACATTGTTGGCTTGTTGAATATTAATAGAATCTTGTATGTTAATTGAAGAATTACTCGACACTGAATCAAAAGCTGAAGAAGCCGTATTCAAAACAATATTCTCTGTGTCACTCCCGTTAGAACAAAGAGAGAAAAAAGAACCAATTATTGGTAAAGGATTAAGTATACTTTTTATGAAACACCACATTGCTTTTAATATTGCAAAAGCCATAGTATATGCCATTAGCTTTTTTGTATCTTCATCAGAACTAGCAGGATGACGTATAGGATTAACTGGAACATTAAAAGCTGCGAACAAACCCTCACCAAGAGCTCTGGCAGCAATATTAACTGGTGCAGGTAATCCACCAATAGCTTGACTAACAATAATTACTTGACTTCTGGTTACAGACTTATTAGTTAAGTCACTGACTCGTGTATTTTGCTCGCTAGCTAATCTTTGTCTGTCCCTTATAATGTCTTCTAAAGCCATTGCAAATTCCTCATGTTAAATAGGGAGGGGAGGTTTTATTTGTTAACAACTTCAAAATCATACAAAGGATGTTGCCAACGACTTTCCAAATACCACTCTAATTGTTTTCTATTTTTCATCCCAAGTTTTCTGACAGTTTCAATCTTTGAATCGTATATACAAACTTCACCGGTTGCTCTCGTTCTAACAAGAATCTGTTTAGACACAGATAATGTGCCAGATCTTTGGGATTTTTCATGTAACTCTGGGTTTTTTTCCGTTCGAAGTTTTTGAGCAGCAGACATATGGGCTTTTACTTCTTCTGATTTTAACTTACCCACTTTTGCTTCCGACATTCGTTTT